ATGGTTGCAAACCCATTTGCTGAAGGTCTTTCAGAAGGTAATGGCGCGTTGACTTTCAATACTAACAAGTACTATCGTCGCGTAATCATCAACAACTTGATGTAAGACGAACAATAAGATTCGGGTTAACCGAACTTAACTTGGCGGCAGAGCAATCTGCCGCCTTTTTCACATTATAAATACTGATGAAGGAGATCAATATGACCCAATTAGATTATACTACAGCAAATAAAAATTTCCTATCTCCGCTAGGTTTCAAGTTTCAAGTTAAGAAACTTCCTAACGTGAATTTCTTTATTCAAAAAGTAAATATTCCAGGTCTTCAGATGGGTGCGACTCCTGAAGCGCCAAACCCATTTGTTGCTATTCCGTATTCAGGTGAACATTTACTTTATAATGAGTTCAGAATTACTTTCAAAGTTGATGAAGATATGAAGAATTTTCTTGAAGTTCATCATTGGTTGCGTGGGTTAGGTTTCCCAGATTCGCAAAATGAATATCGTTTAATCACAGAAGAAGATAGAATGCTTGGTGGCGGATTGAAATCTGATGCATCATTGATTATCACTACTAATGGCAAATCACCTAATATCGAATGTGTGTTCCAAGATGTATTCCCTATCGCATTATCTGATCTTGACTTCAATACTACTGACAATACTGTTGATTACATTGAAGTAACTGCTACATTTAGATACACACAATACAAAATTTCTGCTTTGTAATTTTCAAATCTTATGTTATAATGTAATTTGCTATAGCAGGAGTGAATGATGAAGATTGAGAAGATTTTTGAAGAGTGGGATGCTGATACTGACTTCGATAAAACAGAACTAGGTGACGAAGCATTAAAGGTATCTAAACTACATCATAAGTATTTTAGAATTTTATCGCAAGAGCGTATTACTCGCAGATCATTGGAAGCAGATCTTAAAGTGTTGCGATTAGAGAAGTTCGAATTTTACACGCAAGGACCATCAAAAGAAAGTGTCGAGCGTGGATGGGAAATGCCTCCTATTGGCAGAGTAGTCAAATCAGAAGTTAATAACTACATGGAAGCAGATAGAGATATAATAACACTATCGCTAAAAATCGGGATTCAAAATGAGAAGATTGATCTTCTAGAATCTATAATAAAGACAATACTTAGTCGTGGCTATAACATCAAAGCAGCTATTGACTGGGAGAAATTTAAAATGGGTGGATAATGAAAATTGTCAAATTTGACGAAGTGTATCTTAAAGTCGAATGCGAGTCAGATGTCGCATACGAATTGCAAGAATATTTTACATTCTTTGTTCCTGGTTACAAATTCATGCCTGCCTACAAAAACAAAATGTGGGACGGCAAAATTAGATTATTTAATCCCGCTACACGCTTAGTATATGCAGGAGTAATCAAACATATCGAAAATTTCTGCAAAGAGCGTGAATATGATCTTGAGATTGATGATGATTATTCAGCAAATGAGTTTTCATTATATGAAGCAAAAGAATTTGTTAAATCATTAAATCTCCCATCACATCTCGAAACACGAGATTACCAACTAGATGCGTTTGTATATTCAGTAAGAAATAACAGATCACTTCTAGTATCACCGACCGCCTCTGGCAAATCATTCATCATCTATCTATTAACGAGGTATTTCAATGTCAAAACTCTTATTGTGGTTCCAACAACTACTCTTGTCCATCAAATGGCGAGTGACTTCAGTTCATACGGGTACCAACACACAAACAACTATAACACTGGAAGTGAACGATCAAATCACGGACGCAGTGACTCAAGCGCATCACCCGATGCCAACGTCAAACGAGCAACTGCAAGAAGCGACAATTATGACGGAATCCACAAAATCTTCTCCGGTCAAGAAAAAGACGACCCGGAAGCCCAAATCACCGTCACAACCTGGCAAAGCATCTACAAGCAACCCCGAAAGTGGTTCGACAAATACGACCTCGTAATAGGGGACGAAGCACATCTGTTCAAAGCGAAATCGCTGGGAACTATCATGGGCAATCTAACTAGATGCAAATATCGTTTCGGTTTCACGGGGACACTCGATGGGACCGAAACTCATAAACTTGTGCTTGAAGGATTGTTCGGACCTGTTCGTAATGTTATCACGACTTCTGAACTTATGCAACAGAATCATGTGAGTGAATTGAAAATTAAAGCGATTGTGTTAAAACATCGTGACGAAATTCGTAAACTTATGGTAGGCAAAACTTATCAAGAAGAAATGGATTACCTTGTCTCAAGTGAAGCACGCAATCGCTTCATTAAAAATCTTACATTATCTTTGAGTGGTCACACACTTGTGTTGTATCAATATGTTGACAAACATGGTAAACCGTTGTATAATATGTTAAAAGATGCTAGTATACCTGTCTTTTTTGTTCATGGAGGAGTTGAAGGTGAAGAAAGAGATAAGATCAGACATATCGTTCAAGGGGAGAAAGCGAGTATCATCCTCGCGTCTTACGGAACATTCTCGACCGGTATCAACATACCTAGTATTGAAAACGTCATATTTGCAAGTCCTTCCAAATCTAGAATCCGGAACCTTCAAAGTATCGGACGCGGACTTAGAAAATCAGATGGAAAAGATTCGGCAACACTGTATGACATTGCAGACGATCTCACTTGGAAGTCATCTAAAAACCATACAATCAACCACTTCGTTGAAAGAATAAAAATCTACAATGAAGAAAAATTTAATTACAAAATCTATAACGTGGAGTTAAAATGAATATCTGTCATATCAAATTAATCACGGGTGAAGATTTACTAGGTAGTGTTGATGATCAAAACAAAGATTCTATATTGATTAATGGTCCTTTTGTTGTGGAGGAAAGAATAAATTCTTCCTCCGGTTCCACCGTTATGGTGTTGGCACCTTATGCAGCATATGGACCTAGTCAAGATATCTGGTTTCAGGATAGTCATATCTTATTCATTACACCTGCTAGTGATGAATATCGTAAGTTCTATCTTGCATCTAGAAAATATAATGAAAAGTATCTACAACCTGCTCAGATGAAAGAACTTAATAAAATAGTTGACGCTATGGAGGATGCCGTTGATAAAAAAGCACATGCTTCCAATATAGTTAGACTAAGTTCAATCGGAGTAACTAATACATCATTTCATTAACCACATAGTGATTATAACAGGAGAACCTACATCATGTCAACCAAAAAACGAGGCACCGGCGCACATTATGTCAACAACAAGCAATTCCTTGAAGCAATGATAGAATATAGGGAAAAAGTCAGGATAGCAATTGAGAACGGTACTAGAAAACCGCAGATCAGTAACTATATCGGCAACTGTATCCTGCTGATTGCTCAACGTGTCGCTCACAAGCCTAACTTTTCGAACTACTCCTATAAAGAAGAAATGATTTCTGATGGCATTGAAAACTGCATCATGTATATTGACAACTTCAATCCAGAGAAATCAACTAACCCATTCGCTTACTTTAGTCAAATAATTCACTTTGCTTTCATTCGTCGTATCACTAAAGAAAAAAAGCAACAGTATATCAAAATCAAAAATATGCAGAACTCATTTCTATTCAGTGAGTTACAGGATCATATCGCAGGACATGAATCTGAAATGGGTAACTCAAAGAGCAATCTTTTTGATAATGACATTACAAGTGAGTTCGTCCGTTCATTTGAAGCGACTATTGAAAAGAAAAAATTAACAAATGTCGTTAAACAAGGCATTGAGAACTTCATTGAAGAAGATGTTGACAATTCAGAAGAAGTGTGATATATTTACCGCAACTGCATCTTAAGAGGTTGATATTTAATGAAAATTGCGCTTATCACAGATACTCACTGGGGTATTCGAGGAGACGTTATTGCGTTTCACGATTACTTCAAACAGTCACTAGATGAATTTTTCTTTCCTGAACTGCGTAAGCGTGGTATTGAGAAGATCGTTCATCTAGGTGATTTGGTTGATAGACGTAAGTTTGTTAACTATATGACAGCACATCGTCTGCGTAAAGATTTTCTCGATCCTATTGAACGAGAATTTAAGATGGATATTATCATAGGTAACCATGACACTTATTATAAGAACACTAACGAACTTAATGCGTTGCGTGAACTCATCGTGGGTAAATATACTAAAATTGATATATTCACTAATGCCGCAACTGTATATGAGGATGGAATTCCTATTCTGTATGTTCCGTGGATTTGTGACGAGAATAAAGAATATACCATCAATGCTATCAAAAATACTGAAGCACAAATTTGTTTTGGGCATCTTGAACTCTCGGGTTTCGAGATGTATAAAGGACATATATCCGATCATGGTCATAATCATAATATCTTTGATAAGTTTGATACTGTGTGTAGTGGACATTTTCATCATAAGTCTACTTACGGCAATATTAATTACTTGGGTGCTTTTGCTGAGTTTACCTGGACTGATTACGACGATCCTCGCGGATTTCATATCTTTGATACAGACACTCGCACATTAGAGTTTGTTCAGAATCCATTCACGATGTTTATGAAGATTCATTATGATGATTTGAATAAAACGATTGACGAAGTTGTTCATCAAGAACTAAATACAAAAAATAAAATCATTAAGGTCATTGTTCGAAACAAAACTAATCCTTATTGGTTTGATATGTTTATTGACAAAATTGAAAACTCAAATCCATTAGAGATACAAATCATTGAAGATAGTATGCAGTTGTTTGATATGGATGCTGAGGAATCAATCAATGAAGCAGAAGATACTATCACAATGTTTAAAAGTTATATCGGTCAGTTGGGTATCGACTCGTCAAAGCGTGACAAGTTAGAGAAAGCAATCGTTGATCTATATCAAGAGGCAATAGCAATTCAATGATCATGTTTAAAAAAATCAGATGGAAAAACTTGCTATCAACTGGCAATATCTTCACTGAACTAGATTTAATAGAAAACAAAACTACATTGATTGTCGGGGAGAATGGCGCAGGTAAATCCACTATCCTTGACGCATTATCGTTTGGGTTATTCAATAAGCCATATAGAAAAGTAAACAAACCACAACTACTCAATTCAATCACACAGAAAGAATTGGTTGTCGAGATTGAATTTTCTATCAATCAATATAACTACAAAATTGTTCGTGGAATCAAACCGAATATCTTTGAACTATATCGTGACAATGTTTTGCTTAATCAAGATGCTGCATCAAGAGATTATCAAGAAGTTCTCGAAAAGCAAATCCTTAAAATCAGTCATAAGTCATTCTGTCAAGTTGTCGTGCTAGGATCTGCATCGTTTGTTCCGTTCATGCAATTACCTGCACAAGCAAGACGAGATATTATTGAAGATCTACTTGACTTGCAAATCTTCACATCAATGAATGCGTTATTAAAAGAAAAGATTTCAACAAACAATGATGAGATCAATAACTGCACGACTGAAAAGAAAGTATCAAAGTCAAAACTTGATATGCTAAAAAGTCATGCGTTGAGTATTCAAACCGACAACAAAAAAATCATTGAAGAAAAACTAAGCAAGATTGAAAGCACAAATGCATTGATCGACTCTACTCGTATAGAGATCACAGAGATTATTGCAAAAGGTAAAGAGTTAAAAGAACGACTCGCAGATCAAGATACTATGAAATCTCGTCTTGAGAAACTCGATAAGTTTAGAATCCAGTTGAAATCTAAAGTTGCAAACGCTGAAAAAACAATTAACTTCTTTCATGACAATGATAACTGCCCTACTTGCAAACAAGGTATTGATCATGAGTTCAAGGATGAAACGATCAAAACTAAAAGCGATCAAATCATTGAAATTGAAACTGGTATGCAAAAACTAGAAGATGAACGCAAAAAGGTTCTTGCAAAACTAGAAGAATATAGTCAAATCAATAATGAAATTCACACATATAACCTGCAAACATCAAAGCTAAATACTAAGATCTCAGGATGGAATGAAAATGTTTCTGACTGGACACATGAAATTGACATGATTAAAAGCAGATCAGTTCAATCACAGAATGTTCAAGAGATCGAAGATATTGAAAAGTCATTGAAGCAACTCGAAAAACTGTTCAATGAATTGCACGATGAAAAAGTTGTGTTGCAAACTGCTGCATCTATTTTAAAGGACGGCGGTATCAAAGCAAAAATCATTAAACAGTTCATTCCAATCATCAATAAATTCATTAATAAGTATTTGACTGCGATGGATTTCTTTGTTAACTTTGAATTGAATGAACAATTTGCAGAAACTATTCGTTCACGCTTCCGTGACGATTTTAGTTACGCTTCTTTTTCTGAGGGTGAGAAGATGCGTATTAATCTTGCCATTCTATTTACATGGCGTTCTGTTTCAAAACTTCGTAACTCAATCAATACAAACTTGTTGATCATGGATGAAGTATTTGACAGTTCACTTGACAGTAATGGCACTGAAGAGTTCTTTAAAATCCTTCAAACCTTAACCGCTGATACGAATACCTTTATCATTAGCCATAAAACAGATCAACTATATGATAAGTTTGAAAAAGTTATTCGTTTCGAAAAGCATAAAAATTTCAGTAAAATGGCAGAATAGGAGTAACTAATGGAATATGGAATTAAAATCAATGGATCATGGATACATTTTCTCAGTGAATACAATAACAATAAAAGAACTATGACATTTAAAACTAGAGAAGAAGCAAAAATGTATGCTGAGAGTTTTGAATTTACTACTTATTCAGTTGAGGAATATGATGCTACTGAACCCCGTTGATAGAAATGATCCGATCTTAAAACAAAAAATAAATCCTTTCGTTTTTGGATCGTCAATTGACCCGGTTGAAATTGCTAGAAGTTTGACTGAATTAGCAATCACAACAGATTCAATTTCATTGTCTGCACCACAATGCGGCATTGATGCTAGGGTTTTTGTGATCCTAGCAGATCCTGTACTTGCTTGTTTTAACCCAAAAATTGTTGATTCAAGTGAGGAACAACTATACCTCGAAGAAAAGTGCTTGACATTTCCAAATGTTGTGTTAAAAGTAAAGAGACCAAAGAAAATTCGCGTCCGCTTCACCATGCCTAACGGCGTGACTGAAACTAGAATTTTTGATGGGTTGACTGCTCGACACTTCCAACAACAAGTAGATCATCTTGATGGTGTGCTATTTACGCAACGGGCAACATTATTTCATCGTGAACAGGCATTTAAAAAAGCAAAACTAGCATCATAATTGCTAAATACTATAATACCATGTAAGGAGGAAAACCATGGCAAAATTTATTTCTACAAAAACCTACAAACAAATCGGTCCCCTTGCATATCGTCAATGGCGTGCTGATAGTCATTGTAACTTAATTCACGGTTACGCATTGTCTTTCCATTTAGAATTTGAGGCAGATACACTCGATGCTCGTAACTGGGTAGTCGACTTTGGTGGATTAAAACCACTCAAGGGTTTGCTCGAGGATTGGTTTGATCACACATTGCTTGTCGCAATTGATGACCCGATGCGTGAGGAACTATTGCATTTGGGTAAAATAGGTCTCGCAAAAATCACCGAAGTCGAAAAGACAGGTTGTGAAGGCATTGCAGATTTCCTATACGAATACATTAACACTATTTTCTTGAAAGATTATGGTTGGGGTGATCGTGTTTGGTGTTGCAGCGTTGAAGTTCGTGAAACTGATGCAAACATGGCAAAACGAGTAGGACATCGCGGTGAGTAAAATCAAAGTAGCAGAATTATTTTATTCGTTGCAAGGCGAAGGAAAATATATCGGTGTCCCGTCAATCTTTCTCAGAACCTTTGGTTGCAATTTCACTTGTGACGGATTCGGTATGGCGAAGGGTGAAAAGAGCAAAGAACGTCTAGCAGTTGATCCCAGTCAATATGACGACTATAAGAAACTACCTTTGGTTCATACAGGTTGTGATTCTTATGCGTCATGGGATCCTAGATTCAAACATCTATCACCCATGCTCACAGTCGAAGCAATCGTTGACGAGATGCAGAGACTATTGCCTGATGGTATGTTCGGCAGAGACAAACACCTCATCATAACGGGCGGAGAACCGTTGCTTGGGTGGCAGAAATCCTATCCTGATCTGATTGACGAAATCATCAATCGTAAGATGGGTCTTACTGACATTACATTTGAAACTAATGGCACCCAAGATCTACATCCTGATCTATTTAATTATTTGACAACCGCTGCACCACATATTAAAGTAACATGGTCAGTATCGTCAAAATTGTCAGTGTCAGGTGAAAAGTGGCATGAGGCAATCAAACCGATTACTGTTCTGAATTACATGAATGTCAGTTACAGCGATACTTATTTGAAGTTCGTTGTTGCAACTGAAGATGATATTCAGGATGTGTATAAAGCAGTTGCTGAATACAAAGAGTATGGTGTTGATGTTCCCGTTTACTTGATGCCTGTTGGCGGAACAAATGATAGCTATATAATGAATGAACGCAATGTTGCTGATTTCTGCCGTGACAACGGATTCAGATTCAGCCCTCGCATTCAAGTGCCACTTTACAAAAACGCATGGGGAACCTAATGATTTCTGATA